ATATCATTATTAGTTGATGCAATTACATGTTCTTCACCATCTTTGACTGATGCTGTCAAGAAGATAGTTGATGACCGACCTGTAATTTGTGTACCAGATAGGATCAATTTAGACTATTTTCCTAAACAAAAAGAACATAAATTCAAAGCTACAACAGCTTGCTGGTTCGGATATGCTGGAAATGCTAAAGAAGTATTACCGCAAGTTTTATCATCATTGAGAAAATTTGATTTAAAGCTACATGTAATATCAAATAGTGCTTTTCATCCAGCAGAAGACCATGGTGTTGATATTCTAAATATAAAATGGACTAACGAAGATGCTTATTTAAACATACAAAATGCTGATATAGTTATAAATCCTGCTTCAATTAAGGGTCATTTCAAGTATAAATCTAATAATAAGACCCTTATAGCATGGGCTTTAGGGCTTCCAATGGCCAGTACATTAGAAGAAATGGAAGATTTTACACAAGCAGATAAGCGTAATATAGAGGCCACTAAGCGTTTTAAAGAGATAAAAGAGGAGCATCAAGTAAAAGAATCTATTAAACAATACGAAGAATTAATATGTCAGATAAAAAAAGATCGAAAGAAGAAACAATAAGAGCATTCCTTGAGTATTGTGAGGTAGTAGGATATGGGAGCTGTGAAATAGAAATAGTTCGTGGTATTCCTGTTAAGATAATACAACCTTTAAAAAGGATAAGATTAGATTTGGAAGATGATGATTAATTTTACGACGCCTAATCTATGCTAACCTTAGCTATAATAAAGTTATCCACGTTTTACTTGACAAATGACAAGGGAAAGATATAATAAAGGTATGGATAGAAAAACAATTATGATTTCAATGCGAGAAAGAGGCAGAACCTATGAATATATAGGTAATTTTTTTAAGCTTTCTCGTCAAAGAGTTCATCAAATAGTAACGGAGTATAAATCTCCATGGACAAAGAAGTATATTAATGTAGAAAGAAAATGTAGTAAATCTGGTTTGGAAAAATATATTAAGATAAAAAGAAGAGAATTTGATGGAGAGGTATGTCAAATTTGTTGGAAAGATAAAAAAAAAGAAATAATAAATATAAACAGAACTTTGTCTGTCCACCATTTAGATGGAAATAAAGAGAATAATGATATGGATAACCTAATAACTGTATGTAGTCAATGCCATTCAGAAATCCATCAAATGGGTTGTGGATAAATATATTTGACATACACTATAATAACCTTTAAAATAAAATCAATGAAAAGGCACTTGTTAGCCAGCAAAGTAACAAGCCCCGAACCAACACCGACCTTTATACCGATAAACTTAATGAGGTAAGCATTTACTCCTTACCCACCTAGTATATCTTATCGGGCAATGGGAGCGTGGAGTGAGGGGGAGGCCGAGTGGGCTAAGCGTAGCGATATATAGGCGTCGTAAAATGTAGGTTTTACGACACATACAATTTAATATGAATTCATCTTGAGCGGAGAATTTTAGTTTAACTAATTCTTCGTTTTTAATTTATGGCAAATAAAGTTCAGAGTTTTTTACAGAATTTACTTGGAGTTAAACCTGAAAAACCAAAAGATAAGAGTGGTTTAGTACCTTTCTCTGCTTTTTCGTCTTCTGGTTTTCCAATTACAGATTATTCAGCTCAAGGATTGTTGAATAAGTATAGCCAAAATTGGGCCTATGCTTGTATATCAAAGATAGCTGAAGAGGCTGCAAAGGTTGAAATCGGTCTTTATAAGAAAAATGCAAAGGGAGAGATAGAGAAAGTAGATACACACGAGGTATTAGATTTACTTGATAGGGTTAATCCATTTATGACCTTCTATGATTTAAAGGAGGCTACTTTTAGTTTCTTAGAAATTACAGGAACAGCTTACTGGTGGTTAGTAAAGAACGATAGTGGAAGTAAGATGTTAGAGATATATCCTTACCTTAGTCCTGCGAATATGAAGGTAATACCTGATAAGAAGAATTTTATTAAAGGTTTTGAATATTATGTACCTGGCGATGGTACGACTATGAAGTTTGCTCCAGATGAGATTATTTGGTTTAAATACTTTAATCCAACTGATCCATATAAGGGTTTTGCTCCATTACAGGCAGCATTGCTTGCATTAGAAACAGATCAGTCTGCTGCTGGATGGAATTTCAGGTTCTTTGAGAACTCAGCTAGACCAAGTGGGCTTTTAAGATTTGATAATCCGATAGATAGCGATCAGGCCGAGCAAATTAAACAGCAATGGGAACAGTTTCATGGTAAAGGTAAAGAGCATAGTTTAGCTGTGATTGGTGGTGAAGGTGAATATAAGGATATTGGTATGAGTCAGAAGGATATGGACTTTGAGAAAATGCGTAAGGATTTAAGAGATGAGATACTAGCTATATTTAAAGTTCCTAAATCTATACTTGGAATAACCGAGGATGTTAATAGGGCAAACTCTGAAGCATCAATGAAAGGATTCCAAAAGAATGTAATTTTACCAAAGGTACAGAAGTTTGTTAATTATCTTAATGAATTTTTATTAACACATTTTCAGAAAGAAAATTCTAAAGATATTTTATTCTTTGATTATGAAGACCCAGTTCCAGAAGACAGGGAAATGAATCTAAAATATTATGAGAATGGTCTGAAGAATGGATGGCTTAGTCCGAATGAAGTTAGAACATTAGAAAATATAGAACCTTTTGAAGGTGGTGATGAAATATCTGCTAGTCAATCAACTGGAACGGGTGGAGATAAGAAATTAACTGACCACACAAAGATTAAAAGAATACCAAATGTAAAGCCAAAATCAAGAACTAAACATGCAGCAGTAGTTGATAGATTGAAAGAGATGAGTGGTGTTAGTGTTGCAAAAAAAGAAAAGATAGTAAAGATTAAAGAAACAACGCAAGATAAAAATGATAAGAAATGGAGAAAAAAGATTGCTGTTACAAATGCTCAAGAGATTCCATTTATACAAGAATTGATTAAACAATTTAAAAGACAAGAAGAACAAGTATTGAGTTCTTTGAAGATCAAGAAGAAAACTGAGTTAAAGGATGATGATGAGATTACGTTTAAATTTGATGTAAAAAAGGAAACTGAAAGAATGGAAAAAGTCTTCTTACCAATGGTAACAGGCTTACTTGTTTTCTGGGGCATGAAAGGAATGAGAGAAATTGATAAACCAGCAGATTCATTTATCTTAGATGAGGAAGCTCAGAAATGGGCTAAAAAAGATGGTTTGAAATTTGTTGGGGTAGTTAATACAACCACTTTTGAGAATATTCAAAAGAATATAGACTCAACTACAAAGGGGATAGCTGATGGTTCTTCAAGAGCAGAGGCATTAAAAGCTGTGAAGCAAAATTTAGAAACAGATGTATTTGGAAATATGTATAATGTTAGATCAAAAGAGATTTCTAGAACTGAAGTATCAAGAGATGTAAAACAAGGTAAATTAGAGGCTTGGAAGCAGTCGGGTGTTGTTGAGGGGAAGAGATGGGTTACTGCTGGTGATGATAGAGTATGTCCATATTGTGAGCCTATGAATGGTAAAACTATCGGTTTGAATAAGAATTATTTTAATAAAGATGATAAGTTTTTCGGCAATTCTGAAAGATCAATAACATTTGATTATGAGGCTATTGATGGTCATCCATTACATGTAAGTTGTCGTTGTGATTTAGTACCAATTACTGTTGAACTAAAGGATAAACCAGTAGATAGAAGTAAAAATTTAGACGAAGCAATAAATAATATAGGAGAAGGTAAAATATAATAATTAATTAAAAAGTTATGTCTGAGAAACAATATATAAAAGGCTTTGTTGATAAAGTTAAAGAAGAAATTATATCAGCTACGGCAACCACAGACACCAAAGATAGGGAAGGTGAAAGTGTAAAAATAACTGGTTGGAAATTAGATAATTTTAAGGCAAATCCAGTTTTATTATGGTCTCATAATCCGAATGAGCCTGCTATTGGCAAGGTTACTGATATTTGGCATGAGGGTAATAAGTTAAAGTTTAATGCTAAATTCGCTGAGAAAGATACATTTGCACAAAGAATAAAAAATCTCGTACAGCAAGGTATTTTAAGTACAGTTTCAGTTGGCTTCCAATCTAAAGAACAAGATGATGATGGGAATAGTACAGAGCAGGAATTGTTAGAGATTTCTTTTGTGAATGTTCCTTGTAACCCTGAAGCTAGAATGGCTTCGGCTTATAAGTCCCTAGTAAAAGATTTTCCTAAAAGAGTACCAGAGAAGAAAAAAGAGGTTAAAGAAGAGAAAAAGAAAGAAGAGCCTAAAGAGAAAGATGAGATGAAAGAGAGATTTATTATGGCAGAAGGGCCTAAGAATAAATTAAGGATATTAGTTTCTGCATGTGAAGGAGTTATTGACGAGAGTAAAAAGATATTAAAAACTGCTGAGTCGCCTAAAAAGCAAAAGGCAGAGATTAAGAAACCTGTTAAGTCAAAAGAAAATCCTAGATTGAAATGGCTTAAAAGGATAGATAAAGAGGTCGAAGAAGAAATTAGAGAAGAAAATAAAAACTAGAATGGAGGTGAAAAAATATGACTAACGAACCAAAAAAACCAGAAGAAGAAGTAAAAGAAGAAGAGGTTGTTGAGCCTAAGGTTGAAGAACCAAAGGAAGAAGAACCTAAAGTAGAACCTAAAGAAGAAGAGGAAGAAGAAAAGGCGATTGATAAGATTGCTAAAAAAGTCTTGGAATACGATCAGCAAAAAAGAGCAGATGAAATAAAAGAAGCCATTAGTGGTGGAACAGTAGCTCGTGCTGAGAAGGATGTTGAGATTTATCAGAAAAAGGATGGCACTAAAGTTACCATGAAAGAAGGTAATGTTAAAGCATGTGGAGAATGGTTTAAGGCTTGGTTAAAGTATAAGGTTAATAGTGATCCAGATAGTTTTTACGAGATGAAAAAGATTAGTGAAAAACTTCAGATCATGCAGACTGGTGTTGCTGCTGATGGCGGTAATCTAGTTCCAACTATCCTTTATGACACTTTAATCCCTCTATTAGAGGATATGGCTGTTATTAAACCGAATTCATTTGTGATTGATATGACCAACATGAAGACAAATCAGTTAGATTTGCCTGGCGTTGAATCAAAACCTTACGCAACTTGGAACGCTGAAACAGCTCAGAAAGGAACTACTTCAGTTGAATTCAATAAGATTTCTCTTACTCCTTACATTCTTGCTGGTATCGTACCTATTACTACTCAGCTTATTGATGATAGTCCATTTAATATTGTTCAGATCGTTTCTAAACTTTTGGCTGAAGCTATTGCTAAGGAAG